TTATCCTATTTAAACTTTACCTGAGACATTAATTCAGTCATACAAGCGAGCATATTAATCTCTTGATCTGCGACAAAAGCTGACTTATATTGATAATCTGCGATAATTACAACTGCGTGTGGTATTGTGCTATGATCTAAATTATCATATAAAGAATTATAAATTGTTCTAAAAATTCTTGATGGGTCATTATCTAAATTGTTAACAATCCACTTACGAACATTTGTAAATTCTTTTGCTTTCATAAAACTAACAAGCTCTTTTATATTTTCGCTTGAAAGGTTTACAAGTATACCTGCATCTATTTGACCAGATGTTGAATACCTTTGTAATTCATTTAAACATCTTCGCCAGTCGGGGAAATACTTATTAATTAATTCAGCAATAGCTTTAGGTTCAAATTTAATTTGTTCTTGCCCAAGAATATCTTGCACTCTTTTGAAAAAAGATTCTGCAAGTTTAACTCTCTCACCATTACGTATTGTAAAATCAATATTAGAACATCTAGATTGTAAAGGTTCAATTAATCTATTCTTGTAATTACAAGTAAGAATAAAACCACAGTTCTTATGAAACTCTTCCATAAATCCACGTAAGGCCGGCTGAGTTGATTGAGGATTAAGGTAATCTGCCTCGTCTAGTATGATATACTTTCTACCACCTTCCAACGATACAGTTGATGCAAAGTTTTTAATCTTTGTTCTTAATACATCGATACCAGATTCCTCTGAACCATTTATTAACATCCACGTACTACCAATCTCTTCCACCATTGCTTTTGCAATAGTAGTCTTACCAGTTCCAGCAGAACCAGATAAAATTAGATTGGGAATATGTTTGTCTTTAACAAACTCTGAAAATGATTTTTTTAATTCACTAGGTAGAATACAATCATCTACTGTCTTTGGTCGATACTTCTCGACCCATAGAAATGTTTCCATAATTACGCCTCATATGTTGATTCAGGTTCTAATGCAATCCAATATTCTACATTCTTGTTTGAGTTTTTAAAGTTACTGATATTTTTTTGTGATATTGTTATATCATATGTACCAGGTAACAGTTTTAAATTCTCAACTTTAAAGTAAAACTTAAACGATTTAGCATCAGAATCACACTCCACATCGATAGCGTAATTGTTAGCTGTGGTATTCTTTTTATCACACACCATTAACGATACACCAGCATCTGTTTTTTCAAGAACCATATCGGGTGCTTGAACGACACTAGCTGCACGTTTTAGTTTTTCTATGTCTTCACTTGCTAAAGTTAGCTTGACATCTTTACTTGGCATTGTAATCATCTTACTAGGACTTGTTACAACACTAGGGTCTGAATACCAATATTTGAGAGTTGCCTTAGAACCCTCATCTTTCATTGTCATATATTGTTCTTGAAAATCAAGAACAGGTTCAGCAAATAGAGATAACGATGATAAAAATTCATTCAAATCATATATTGCCACCTCTCTAGGAAACGTTTCAGTAACGTCTGCCTTTGCCACAATATTTTTCATTGCTGACATTGTGGTCATGATGTTACCTTCTTTGATAACTAAATTTTGATTTATGCTACCGAAGTTTTTAAGTACACCAATTGTCTCATTGCTTAGTTTCATGTTCACTTTCTCCATTATCTTTATCTTCACTCGACATTAACAGTATAATATAATGCATTGCTTTTAGCAAGTCTTTTCTGTTTCTGCCATTCTTTTTACCATACCTTGCAAGATATTTAATTGCATTGGCCTGACAAAAATCTTTATCAATTCCAAGTTGCCTTAGCAAATCTTGTACTTGAATCTTACCATCTTTACCAACACTATAATGTTGGCTATATGTATCTTCAATATAATCTTTAAGTTCTTTAAAAATTTTCTCTTCGTTATATTTCATAATCAATGCCTACTTCAATTACAGGCGACTCATCTAAATAATTTTGTGGTGGTGATGTTGTAATCATATTGTAACTAGGATATATTATTAGTACACCTGGTTCTGTTGTTACAGATTCAAAGTTATCTGGTCTTAAAGGATGGTCGTGTAGTTCAACAGAGTTCCATTGAAAATCAAATTTGTTACCACCATCTGTAAACAGTAATGCTTTTATTTTATGATTGTATTCTTTACTTGCTTCAATACCTGGTTGAAATAATCTAAAATCTATCTTTAATTGTTTTTCTATTCCATAACATTTTTTTAAAAACGTTTTACCTATTTGTTTAAATATATTATTTAAATTATCTCTAAATTGTTCATCGGGGTTTTCTATACCCTGCTCTATCTCTTCAATAATTTCTTTTGGAAACTCAACACGCATCATAGGACAAGCAATTTTATTTCTTAACTCAATTGCTAGACCTTTGTTAGTCTCTTGATGTTGTCTTTTTAATTCTTCTTCTTTATTAAGTCTATTGGTTTCTTCTTCGTTGAGTTTGGCTTGTCCACCATCTTTTAAACCTCCAGGCTCTAAATCAAATACTTTTACCATAATTTAAATCTCTCTAACTTCTCTAATATTTTTTTGATAGGTTCATAAACTTGCCATATCTCTTTTATATGTCTATCAAGTTTCTTTTCAAGTTTATCTAATTTCTTTTCTATTCTATCCAACTGTTCATTCATTATATTAAGCCTAAGATACAACAAAAGAGGCCTCTTTGTCAAGGCCTCTTTTATCTTTTTTGAGGTTATATTACTTTACAGTAATTTTTTTTAGTTTCATTGCCTCTGGTACGATTCTTTCCATAGACACTTTCAATAGACCGTCTTTTAATTCAGCCCCATTTACTTTTACATCTTTTGCAATTGTAAATTGTTTTTTAAAGTATCTCTTTGATATACCTTTATGCAATACACCGAGCGTGTCTTCTTCTTTATCGCTCTTGTCTTTAACAGACTCGATGGTTAATATACCATTCTCAACTTCAACTGTAATGTCTTTTTTACTGAAACCTGCTAATGCGATTTCTACATTATAGTTATTATTGTCAGTTTTGACGATATTGTATGGTGGATAATTACTTGGCGCCATACTTACCATTGAATCAAAGTGGTCGAACATGTCATCGAACCCTACTGAGAATGGTCTTAATTGATTGAATATGCTTAGATTGGTCATGATTAGTACCTCCTTATATTAAGCAAAGTTTAATTTTGACACCTCTTATGAGCATGTCATAGTTATTTATATGGGGATTGACCTCTAAAAAGTCAACCCCCAAAATAAATTTTATATTGCTGTGTCGACCTCTTCTTCTTTTTCGTCTTCTTCGACCTTAGTTTGGTCATCAGCGTCTAAAGAGTCAACTGTAACTCCAGCATCAATCTTAGTATAAAGGTTTAAGAATGATTCCTTAGTATCATCATCGAACCTTGCAACACATAACTCAATTGATTTCATTTTATCGCCAAAGATAGAAAATGCTTTGACAATGTGGTCAAGTCTTCTAGTTGATATCAACTCATCAACTCCACCATCATAGAAAGTTTTTCTGATAACCTCTGCCCAAGTACATAGGTTCTCGGCAAACTTCTTATCAGACTTACCATATTTTTCCATAGAACCAAGAATAATTTTCTCTTCTACTTTTTTAGAAGCATATGGTTGTTCGATTGTAACGGCAAATCTTTCAAGAAACGCTTCGTTCAAAACGTTAGTACCGATGAACCTACCGTCCTCAGAACCTTTACCTTTAGTATTCGCTGTTGCGATAATGTTAAATCCAGCTTTTGGTGTAATCCATTTATTTACTTTTTTAAGATAAACACCTTTACCTTCTAAGACTGGTTGTAAACACATAAGTTTGTTAGAACCTAAATCGCACTCATCAAGAAGAAGAGTACAACCCTTTTCCATTGCTTCGATGATTGGACCAGGAACAAACTTAGTCTCACCATTAACAAGTCTGAAACCACCAAGTAAATCATCCTCATCGGTCTCGATTGTAATGTTAACTCTGATTAAGTCTTTTTTGGCAGCTGCGTGAACTTGCTCGACCATAAGAGTTTTACCGTTACCAGATAGACCAGTAATAAAAATCGGATAAAACATACCAGACTTAACAACCTGATTGATTGTAGAGTAATGACCCCAAGGTACGAACCCTTGAAACTTACTAGGAACTAAAGACTCCATACCAGAGTTTGTAGCGATTAAATTAACTGACATTGCATTATCAGTATTATTAGAAACTGCCGCACTAGCAACTGTCTCAGTTTTCGCTTCGGCGTTATCTGATGGCAATTTATATTTACCATGACCTACTTTGTAAGCAGGTTTCTTGAACCAACTAGGATTTGAAAATCCATTGTCAGCTGCAAACTCATTGATCTCGTTCCTACCAACGATTGCACCGACTCCGAAATGTTTCGAAGCAGCATCAACGAATTTTTGTTTATTGGGTGTTAACATAATATAACCTCTCTTGTTTGTATTGTTTGTTTTCTCACCTTATATACTAATAATAAAGGGTAACGTGGTGGATTGTCAACCAAATAATATGGTCAATTAACCAAGTAATATCAATCATTTACGCCACCATCTTTATGAATTTATTGAGTAATTGTCTGTTTACTGTCTTAGAACCACTAGATTTCATGAAAGCTCTTGCGATCTGATTCGGCTTCGCACCTTCTTTGATTTCTAGAACCTCGTCCTCAGCACTATCTATTGGGCCTCTTGGTAAGATATAATACTCATCATAACCTTGAGATTTACAGACTAATACTTTTTCTTTTTTAAGTTGTTTTTGAGCATCCAAAATCTTTTGCTCGTCTCTACCTCTAGACCAACCCATTTTTCTACACATATTGTCAACGTTAACTCTACCATGTTTACCTCTACCATCGATAAAGAATCCAACGATATTAATATCTGGTACTTGTTTTTTCAACAACTCTAAAAGATTTTTAGTTTGATTTATTCTAGAGTAGTATTGACCCTTAGCATTAATATGTGTAATATATCTTTTTTTATCTTTGTAAACGATATCAGAATCATAATTAGTTGATACGGCATGAATACCATCACCAAGATAACTATTTTTTTCACTAGGATAATCATAGTAATATTCAGCAGAATGACTATCGCCATCAGTTAAGAATATCACATTAGTTTTTTGTACTCTAGTTTTTTCTTGAAAGTTTTCGATAACATCAGCTGCACAAAGTATAGCATGATTAAGTGGTGTACCACCTAAATTATATTTGTCCATAACATATTCAACATTTAAATATGGCATGTCTCTATTTGCTCTATAACCAATCCATGAATAAGTCATCTTCATTAAATGCTTAATCATTTTTTCTTGTTCTAATTTAGTCATGTTAGAACTAAACCATTCAATCAATTTAGTCTCTTCGATACATGCATCACCAAGAACAACATCTTGAACAACAGGTCTGTCTTTATCAGAGTCAACACCTCTTCTATGATCTCTATCTGTAAAACCTAATATC